TAGTTAGTAATCTTTTTGCTAGCTACTATATGACGAGCAACTACATTAGGATCACCAGAAGTTGGAATTGTTCCGAAACTAACAGATTGAGCAGGAACATTAACAAATGTAGTAAGGGAACCAGGCGGTGTTAAGTAACCGGATGCAGTTTCTGAAACAACTCCGTAAATATGAAATCCTTGATCTGTATGACCAGCAGCACCAGCAGCTACTACCATACCAGATCCAATACCTACACCGGCTGCTTTTCTAGCCGCTGTTCCATCACCAGCATAAACGTAAAGAAATTCATTATCTAATCCTTTTTCAACTAAATCATCTCCGTTAGTAAATGAAGCAAAGGGAGAAATATATGCTCTACCTCCAAATGGAGTAAAAGCAAAATCTTTCATTCCAGTTTTGGTTAGAATAGGACCATACTGGGTAGTTCTATTTACTACATGATAAATTTTGCCTTCATCAACATCAGGATCATAGCTAAGAACTAAAAGAGTATTAGCCGTTAACGTCGGATAATTGTAAATCCGACGAATATTCTGAAGAGGAGTAGGAATAGCATTAACATCTTGTGAGATGGTTATTCCGTCACGAGTTAGGACAGCTTTGCCCTGGTGTCTTAAATTGTTTGTAGTTTGAAAATGATCTCTTGGAGTACTTTCTGGATCACCCCTGTCAAATAAACCATTAAAAGTATCAATGATTTCTGGTTTATGATCTCTCAAGAAAAGCTTCTCCTTTTATAAGAAGCCATAAAAGGTCTACGTCTTACATTAATGCCCTGTCTAGGCTTAGTAGCAATTCCAATAGCTCTCCCAATTGCTAATTCTGCATCAATTTTTAATTCATCTGAACGAGATTTATTTTCTCCAATATACAATGCACATAAGGATGCAGTTTTATAGCCTAAATAACTTAGTGCATTAATTACTCCAAGTTGTTGTTCTGATGCTGTAATTTTAGGAAATAGAGTTCTAATATAATCAAGTTTAACTTCTCTAACTGTAGTGGCTGGAATAAATTTAATACGTTGACTTTCCCAAATCCAATAAGTTAGTGACTCAACTTGAATATCATCAACGGCATGAGGAAGAAAATCTCTCTTACCAACAGGAATAAAAGAATCAGTAGAACCTGCTAGCCGTTCGTAAACCCCTCTAATCTCAACTAGATCATTAGGATAGTTAGGAGCTGGCCCTTTTCCCAAACCATCAATAGGACTTATTGATGTAGTTCCAATATCAATAGTAATAGGATTACTAGTAGTTTGGTTAGTTACTGGAACATTCGCTAACTGATATTGTTCTTGAAGCTCTCGAAGAGCCATATTGAGATATGGAATTTGAGCAGCATAAGTATATTTAGTTTTAGCATTATCATTCATAAGTGGTGCAACCATATCCATTACTTCATACGCTTGGAGAGAAGTAGAGCTCATGTCTCTCCTTTCCTATCAGATGATCTCCGAAACATATGTTCCAAATCATCTTTTCTCATTGCATTCCTTTCCATATTTTCAATGAGTTGAATAAGTTTAGCGTTTGAAGCAGTGTTTTCTTTAATAACAACAATTAACTGATCAGATGTAACCTTCCACAACTCCGTGTATTGTTTAACATCCTTTCGATAAAACATGAACATAAAAGCAGCAAGTATACCTCCAACTCCAAGAGTAATAAACCACTTGGCAAATTCAGGATCAAGAGCGTTAACTTGCTGAAAGAAAAATTTCATTTCTTATCTGTATTAACAGTATTAACAACTTTGATGACAGCGGCAACTGCCTCATCAACATGCTGATCTAGTTCACTAACATTAATATTAGTCTTTCCTGAAGCATTACTAACCTTAACAGAATCAGTAACAATTTTCTGAACGTGCTTCAGCTTATCTAAGCCAGGTGCTCCTGCAATCTGTTCTGCTTCATTAACAGCATCAACAATAACATCTGCAACAGGAACAAGACTTGGCTTAACTGTGGAGATTACCAAAGGAGCAAATACTTTAACTATACCAGCAAACTTTCCCCATTTTCCCATAAGTCACCTCTCCCAACAAATTCCGTAAGCATCTAATGGAAACCATCCAGGCTCCGGATGCTTATTTCCTTTTTGTTTTATACGAATTGAATGACGATTTGTACAATAAGTTCTTGCATAATCAAGTTGTCCATCTTCTACAATTCTTCTATAAGAGCCGTCCCAAGCTCCGGCTGGAAATACATTTAGACCAGATCTGAAAAAATCAATCCAGTAAAGCTCTTGTTGATCTGGAGTAATACATTGTTTACCAGATTCAAAATGTACTGTTGCTCCAGCACCTAACAAAACGCAAGATGCGGCATATTGGTATGCAGCAAAATAATCGTATGCAAATTCGGTAGGTTTAAATGGTTCATCTTGAACACATGGCATACGTAATGCCGGTTCAGATGGATCATTTGGCCCACCTCCTACATTACCTTCGTAAAGATTATGACCACCTTTACTAACTCCAGATGGATAATCTCTAGAAGAATGATCTACCCAGTATTTGCCATAATGTTTATGTGTGTCAGTATAAACTCCAGAAGTGTATAGAAATCGAGTAGAGGTTAGCAAATTCTTAAATTTTGCAGGATCAAGTTTATCATGAATAAATGGTTCGTTGACCGCCTCTAAGAACAAATTATCTATGTTTGTATTATTTAGATATGACACCAGAGCTTTAGCTTGGTCTACTCTATCTTCTCTAGCATCTGTGCAAAGAGTTAATTCTACATTATATCCTAAACTCCTTAAAAACCTTAAGAAATCATAAGTTGCTTGGTTAGTTGGAAAGTCCCAACCATCATTCCATGTAACGCTAGTCCAAACCCTAGCAACATTATAATCATTAAAATAACTTAAGTATGGCCTAATGTCTTGTCCTCTCTCGAAGAGATTAAGTAAACGAAAAGCAGAAAATCCCTTCCAAGTAACAGGATTTCCATTAAATAGGAATACTTTATCTGTTCGGTCCCACTGACCTACAGAATTAGAACCTCCATATTTTCTAATTGTTCCGAAATTCATACTTTTCTCTTTACAGTAATAGGAACAGAAATAAAAGATTCAGTGTTGTTAGCTCCAGAACCTTTAAAGTACTGAACAAAAGCAACAAGAAGACCAGAGTCAGATACTACCCCTACGAAAAATGATTCGTATCCTTGTCGGTTATTAGTCATGTAATATTGTTCAGTCGGGCTCTGCATGTAAACGGTAGAATCTACTCCAAGATATCTTCCATTCTTCTTAAATGCAAATAATTCATCCGGCTGAGACATTTCAAATTCAGTCTCAGCAGATTCTTGTGTCTGATCAAATACAACTCTATTTCCTACTACACGAGCGTAATGATCAAACGCAATGAGCGAGACTGTCTGTGGTTCCATGAGAAAAATTTCCCTGATTAGTGGAGGATCAGTTATAATAGGAGGAATATCCACATCTATAAATACGGTTCTTGGTTTCGTTCTATCGACAGTAACTTTAACTAAATCATTTGGTCCTTCACCTTGAGTGGTTGACCAACAAACTACTAATTCCCCATTTACTTCGTGTGCATCATGATTAAATGCAATAGGTTGTGTCTCTAAAACATATCCTGAAACCTGACCATTTTCAACAGCAATGAGACCCCATTTATCATTCCATCCAACTATCCAATCTTCATCATCAACCTTAACAAATTTCTTACCTATTAATTCAATAGGAATTCTCAAATCAAAATTAAACTCACCATTATCCCAAATTGCCTGATTCTCAGATATTACAGCTAATCCATAGGCTATTCCATCTACATGTTGAACATACTCACTAGGAGCATATAGGTCAAATGCTAAACAGTCTGATGTAGTACATAAAGCTATAATTCCCTTATACGATTTTCCCCTTCCATCTGTGCCTGTAAGAGACATAGCAGAACCAGGATGAAAAGGAAAATTAGCATATAAATAATTTCCTGCCTGAGCTGCATATCTACCTTCGGAAGCCGCTATGAAGTTTGCTCCGCTAGGATTTAATGCTTTAAACTCTTTTGTTTTTTGATTATAGGATCTAAGTGCCCAACGATTAAGGTTATCTGGACCATTAAAAATTATTTCGTCATCAGTTAGCCAACAGGCACATCCACCCCTAGCTATTTCAACTCCATCAATAGAGACTATACCATCTCCAACACCAGAGACGGCTTGACCTCTATTGTTTAGTACAGGCATTATTGTGCGAAGGTTAAACCAAGTTCCTTAGCTTTATTTGGATCATCAATAGCTTTACAATTGGCACAAACTGGATAAAGAGGATTCTTAAGAGAACCACAAGCCTTACAACGAACAAGTTCCATAACTTGTGAATCTCTAAGCCACTCTTTATTAATAAGATTAAGTTCACGAGCAGCTAATTTCATTTCATCTGAAATAGTAAGAGGATTACCATTACTTCTTGCCCAGAGAGCATCTGCCATTCTAACAAGTGCAGTAAACCAATTTCGCTGTCTCATATGAGCAGCAACAATTTCACTTTTATGTTCTTTAAGAATCCATTCTAATGTAGCAGGATAATCAGGTTCATTCTTCTTATCCAACTTTGCCCCTGGAATAAAGAACAAACCTGGCATATTCTGGCCCATATCACAAGCGATAAGACCATTACAATAATCCTTGACAATACTATCGGCAACTTGAATAGATGAATGAGGAATCTCTAGCAGCGGCTGATCCTCATCAATTTCCTTCCACCAAGAACTTGGACCAACAATAAGAGTTGCTGGATGGTCATAAGTTCCAGGTGGAATCTCAAAAATACCAGGCTGAATAGTATGTTTACGCTCACTAATAAATTTTGGAAAAATTGAAACTACAGTTGATTTATCAAGCGGATTTACAGGAGCACGAATAGTCCTCCGCTTGAAGTTTGTTATTAATGGAAATTGTCCGATGACGCTCATTTAACTCTCCCTTTGATAATTACGAGGAACAATTATAGCTTCACCATGAGCCATAGCGTCACCCGTGTCTGTTTCATTGCCGAAAAGCTCTTTTTCAAGCTCATTGAGTTCTTCATTTCTCATTGCATAATATTCTTTTGCTGTTGTTGAGCTAACTTTCATCTCATCAATCTTATCCTTATACCTTGAAAGGGTTCCCTTTCCTTTAACAGCCAAAATACAATCAATTACCCATCTAGCTGCAAGGATAGTAGGTGGTGCATAACTCCCATTCTTAGTCTGGAAAGGATATTTAGGTTCGTATGACATTTTAGTTGCCGGCAAATCTCCAGCATTAATTTCAGGAATAACAACTAAATCTTCAAGAACGTATCTATCTCTAATCCAAGGATATTTCTTAACATATCTTACTTCAGTAACAGTCCGAAGATAGATACCACTAGAAGTGTAATCATCATAAGTACCATATCTATGTTCAAATTGATCCTCACTCCAAACAACTCTCCACATAGCCTGACCAGTAACTGTATCAACGCCGTAAAAATCAATTAGTTGTCGATTGATTTCTTCGACGTCTCTGTTTAACTCCATACAATCCTCAACCCATCAATAGAAGCTCCAGCATTAAGCACAAAACTAGCTGGTGCAGTTTCAAATGCAATACTGGTTGGATCAGTTTTACTGATTGTAACTCCAGTATCACCACCAACACCCTTAAGAATGAGTGTCGCTGTATTATCTTCAGGAGGAATAATTGTAGCTGCTTTAACAGTAAATCCAGTAGCAGTAGGAACAGTAATAGTGTTATTTCCAGTTATCAAGGCATGAAGAGTTACTGTTCCAGGACCAGCACTATTTTCAGCAGCTTGAAACTCTTCCACAAATAGAATATCTCCTGACATATTGATAATAATAGAACGATTTGATGCAACTGACATTAAAATCTCCTGTTAGAGTCCGGTGTGCCTATCTGTGGAGCATTTACCATCAGTCGTCCGTTATTACCAGCAATTCCAATTCCAGTAGTATCGTAACCAGAGTACCAGTAATCCTCAAACTTGTTTGGCCAGATAATCATAGTTCCAATATGACCACATCTGACAGTAGTATCACAATATGCTTGAATTCCTGCTTCTCTGGTGCGCTTAAAGAATCCAATATCATCACACCATTCCTGAGAGTCAAGCTCTCCCAAACGAACGTAAGGCTTCTCTAACTTCTTAAGAGCCTCTAACTTAACTAAGAGAAAGCCAAATCCGGCAGCAACGACAGGAACTAAATCAGGAGTATCTTTTTCCAAGTACATATTCATACAAGCGCCATCACTATCAGCAACATCAAATATCATTGGCTTATGTGGATAAGTTCTACCAAGATACAATCCGCTAACAATATCCTTATCATGTGCAAGAAGCCTACTCAATGAATCTGCTTGGTAAGCCATATCGTCATCAATTAGAAGGACATGAGTACAATCTAATTGCATTGCCTGTTCAAATAGAATGTTTCTAGCTTTAGCAGGAGATGCTTCATGAACAAATAAAACTACAGTACCAGCCGGTTTATGGAGAAGATTGAAATAATCATAGAAATCTGCTCTACGAGAAAATTCTCCAGTTGGAACTCCAATTAAAACTTTTGCGTCCACCATATACTCTCCTTAATTTCAACTTCACTAGACCAGAAAACAGAATCAACCATTTCTTTTACACCGGGCCACATTGGATGATCATAATCATGTCCAGAAATAATTCCTCCCGGACGAAGAGACTTTAATGCTTGCTGAATGTCTCTAAGCACTGTTTCAGGTCTATGATCTCCATCAATAAACACCATATCTACTAGATTTGGTGGCAAAAAATTGTAAGAAAAACCACGACAAGGAACCACCCTTCCAGTAGCAATATGATCTTTAAGATTCTCTTTAAAAATAGGAAGAACATAAGTGTCTACCTGATTTAAAACATCTCCAGTATAATCAATGTAATAATCACCATTCCAAGGGTCAACGGCCCAAATCTTGCCATCATCCTGAAGATTATCTGCTAATGCTCTAGTAGAACGTCCTTGCAATGAACCATACTCAATTATATACTTACATTCCATAGCTTTGGAAGCAAGCCACAATAGTTCCCCTTCACTCATCCACCCAGCTATCCCAAGCGCCTTTTCTATTGTGGCTTGCCTAGTCATTACGTAGTCACCTCTCCAGGATAGTACTTACCATCAATTGGATTATATACTAAGAATGTTGGAATATTCTGAGTCGGAGTTGCTACATACTTAATATTACCAGTAGTAGTAAATGCCGTTGGTGTAGTAGTAGTGAAGATAAATACAAGCAAGTGTGCTCCAGTTACCGGAGGAGTAACAGTAGCAATTGCAACAGTACCACTAATAAAAGTAAGAAACGTACTTGGTGCAACAGTAGCTGCTGAAGCAATTGTAACAGGCTTCGGCTGATTGGCATTCTGCACTGTTGACAGTTGCTGGAAATTCAGATCATCGGCCATTCTCTAGACTCCTGAATTGATGTACCATTTGCCTGCTGTCTTGTTCCAGACAAGCCAAACAGCGCGGTTTTGGGCCATTGTGATGCCCACCAAAATATTTCCGCTAGTGCCAAGAGCAACGGCACCATCAGTAGGAATAAGAATAACCATCATACCGCTTCCCATCAATGGGGATAAGATGGTATTAATGGCAGTTGAACCAGTAACTCTAACAACATCAGTTTTAACCATAATAGAATCAGCAGAAGCAACTACTGATTCTGATAGTTTACTTTGTACTCCAGGAATCATATTCCACCTCCACCAATGATTCCATTAGCTAATGGCTAGAGTCCATGTAGTACCAGATTTGGTAGCTGTTACTGTGGTGGCAGCGTTCACACTAATTGCTGGTAGCGTGAGTCCATTCTGCACCATTGTAATAGTATTATTAACAGTATCAATAGTAAATGAACTGATATTTGTAAATACTGTTGCCGTGACAGTTTGACCTGCCCCGGCAACACCAGTCACTGTAACAGTAGCAGCCATTAGTAACCAGATGGAACTGCAAGAGCATCAATATATGCACAACCAGCAGGATTGTTAACAAATGTCTGAGTTCCTACCACCATGTAGAAAATCTCAGCAGTTGCAACACCACCGCTAGCTCCACGAATTTCAAAAATATTACGACCATCAGTAGTATAAAATCCGAGAGGAAGAATCTCGCCTCGACCCCAGACTGAATCAGTCACGAAGTCAATACGAGTCTTATCCCAGTTAAATGAGCATTTGACTGGAGCACCAGCCATTTGCATACCATCGAAATACATATTAAGAGACTCTTCAGAAGCCTTCTTGAAGATGGTCGAAACAAGCTGACCAATCTCTTCATAGGCTGCCTTCTGCGCAGGATGCATCCACGCAGTAGGAGAAAAGTCATTATCAATACCAACACGATTTCCAATCTTATTAATTGCCAGACGAGGCAGAGGGAGAGTAAGTGCCGCTGATGCAGCATTTACTCTATTAGCCCGAATTTCCGGCGTAGTGCTACGCGAGAAACCAAGCCAAGTGCCTGTGCTGGAGTTTGAGTGATGATATGGAACTCCAAACAGCGCAGGAAGCGCAGTAGGAGATGAAATACCATTAGTAACAATCTTATCAGTGCCGGTAACACCGGCAATTTGCGGAGTAATTGATACTGTCTTACCTTCTACGTCCCAATTAGTAATAACACCACTACCACGGAGAGTAGCAAGCGTTGAATCAAAGACCTGGACAGTCTGTCCATATCTCATCAACCTCGCTCCAAATCCATCAGTAGTAAGTGCAATAACGTTTGAGCCGCCAGCAGGTGTATCTGAAGTAACAGTACCAATAACACCATCACCAGCCTGCATCATCTGTGCATCTAGCTGACGACGAAGTTCATCAAGAGCAGTGGCAGTAAGTCTCCTTACGCCATTGACAATTGCTTTCCTATCATCATCAGTTGACCACTGAGCCAGCTTGGTATATTCAATATTCTCACTAACAAATACAGGAGTAAGAGTAGCCTTATCAAAAGTGGGACCACCACCACGACCAAGGTCTCCACCATTAGGATCAAAATACTGAAATGAACCACCAGGACGAAGTTCAAGAGGAACTCGCATCTGGCGATATGATACCTTTTCTACATCACGCTTCTTAATATTAGCAAAAAACTTGTCATCCCTTTCAAATACTGTACGAATCTTTGGGATGACTCGTTCAAGCTCAAGTGCAGTTACCTGGGCCTCAACAAGTGCCATCTATTTCCCTCACTAGTCATCAGAATTCAAGTAATCCAAAGTACTCATGCCCTTTGGAATTGCTTTAGCTGTATTACTCTTGTCAGCATTTCCACTAGTGAGGGTTGTGGAGGACCGATTTTTGCCGACAGGTAAGTGACCTTTCTTATCTTTCTTATCACTATCTTCGCTCTTTCTGGAAAGACCTTTAAGAGCTTCTGTTCGATGCTTTCTAATTAGGAATGGAAGAAGAGTCTTTGCCTTGGACAAATAGGCTTTTTTAAGTCTGTCCATAGACTCTCCGTTAAAATTACTATCAAATGCTTTCTCCCAAATACGATCATAAATTGCGCGGAATCGAGTATCTTTAAGGATTGCTTGTTCCAAATCTCTAATTACTAGAGTGGAAGCTTGTTTCTTGACCCATTCTGGCATATTATCATTAGGGTCAATAACCTTATCAACAGTAGCTTTAATGATGTTATCTACTTTAGCCTCAAGATTATCTCTTGCAGTTGTGAATTGCTGTTCTAGGAAGGCTCTCTTTTGTTTAGAGAGTTCTTCAACTTCCTTCTTAGATTCGTCGTTTTCCTGAACTTCTTCAGGAGAAAGCTTAGTAGGATGGGAGAGTTCAGTACTATTAAATATATACTTATTAAGGATAGCGGCAGCGTTGCCAAGATCCTCATCGTTTTGACTTTTACTATCTCTGACCATAGATAGAACTGTAGACTTAATAATGTTACCAACCGTATGAAAATATGCTCCTTGATCGAGCTTAAATAAGGTTGGTAGATAATTATCAACAATCTTAGCGAGCGCCGCTTTGTTGTTACTTGTAGCCTTAGTAAGTAATGATTCGATCGAACCAGCCAAGGCTTCCTTCTCATACTTATCGAGAAGATTGGCCTTGTTAACTGCTGTTTGAGCATCTTCCAGAGTAGGAAGGAGCTCTTCGTATCTATGAGTCTTATAATATGCTTTTTGTAAGTGAGGAAATTCCTTGAATAGGTTAGGATACTTTGCAAGAATCTCTCTCCTTGACGGAGGTGCAACCAAATCAAGCTCTTGCTCGTCTGGTTCTTCAAGTTCTTGCTCTAATTCATCTTCAAGAGAAATTTCTGGTTCTTTATCTTCTTTCTTATCTTCCTTTTTATCTTCTTTTTTATCTTCAAGTTTAGTATCCTTTTTCGGTTCTTTCTTTGGATCTTCAATATCTAAAGTTTCAACTTCTTCCGGAGTATCCTCAGCAAGAAAATCGATTACATCTTCTTTACTGAGAGATTTATCCTCAATAGTGGTAGAGCCGATATTTGTATCAGGACTCTGTACTGACATTTTCATTCTCCGTTAGAGGTTGACTACTTCCATCTGGCTTCTCAGCCAATTTAGGATCTGTTGGTGTTCCTGACATTGCTTGCATTTGTGCTTCTTTAAGCATCTGGTCTTTAGCCGCTTCCAGATGAAACTTCATATGCAGAAGCACATTTTTGTATCCTTCAGGATTCTCCTGCTTTGCAAGCCTTCCGGCAGGAGAAATTAGAAATGTTCTACAAATATCAGCCTCTAACTGATGATTATCTAAATCATAATCAATTTCAACTGATGGCAACTCAAGCATTTGAGGCTCTTGACCTTGAGAAATAGCCATAAGAGCCTGATCTTCAGATGGAGGCTGTTCAATAGGAGTAGAGTCGAGAAGAATACGAATTTCTTCATATTGCTTCTCTCTATCATCTTCTCCAGGTACATTGAAATCGTCAAGACCAATAGCCTCAGCAAGATTTTTAATATTCTCAGGTGCAAATAAAGCTTCAAGAATCTTAGGATTCTGTGCCTCAAGTAACTTCATATATACATCTTTACGTTGTGACCATGTTAAAGGTAAATTTTCGTTAGCTTCAAGTTCTACCTTACCTATTTTACCTTCTAGATCAGCAATTCTAACAAATACATTGATAAAATTACCTTGTTTATCTTGTTCAACAGAACGTTCATCCTGTTGCATCTCTTTAATTTCTTTTACATACATTGGAATGACTTTACCAAAAATATCTTTCCACCAAGAAGTCATCATCTTCCAAGTATTCTGAAGTCTTTGAAGTGCCTGAGCACGACTCATTGAATACTCAGAAGCTGTTTTACTACCTTCTAGCTGCCCCCCAAACAACGACGGCAAAGCACCAGAAGCCATTTGTCCTAACGATTGAATTTGCTGGAAGAATGGAAGTACTTCTTGACTAAGTGTTGCTGTTCTAGTCTCGAAAAATCCTTCAGCAACTGTCTTGCCAGGTTTAGCCGTAGCTGGATACACACCACCCGGCAATACCTCAGTTTCTTTGTACGCCTCAAAATCCAATACAGTCGGATCAGCAAATGTCTGAGAGATGCCATGCTCAATAGTCTGAAGCGCCAGACTAATGATATCACTGGTGATCTCTTGAACATTAACAAGGAGTGATCCTAAAGGACGTTTTTGTAAATAATCAGACATAGGATCTTTCATAATAGTCCAGTGATCATCGAGAGACTCGTTCTCACTGTCAGCATAAATATCATTTACCAATACAACTTTAGCTCCGTCTGGAAATTTATCTTTTAAGAACTTTGAATCTTCCTCATTAAGAATATCAAATGCTGATGGTCTAAGCCAGCAATTTCTAACTGTAATATTATTAAGAGGATATTCTCCTCGATATTGTGGTGATAGACGTGCCCATTGCTCATATGGATCATGCAAACCGCCGCTGGCATGACCAATCTTACTATCAGCCGTTAACTTACTTCTTAGGTCTGGATATCTATGAAGTGCGTTAGAATAGTGAGTTTCATATGAGAACATTAAATATGGAATATCTTCTTGATTCATTGCATAGTTTGGAATTTTTACGAATAGTGACCCATATACTTCAAGACAAATTCTAGATTTTGGATGAGTAGTAGTTCCAACTTGTCTAGTTACAATAAGTTTAGATTTCTGAAGGTTAGGATCAAGTAATGTAGCACACTCTGGACAGATAGTGCCAGCATCTCTTATAATATCATGAATTAAGGCTTCATCATCAGTAGGTCCATACTCATCCATTAAATTAGCAGAGAATACATCATCTGGAAGTTGCTTATTGCAGAAGGGGCAAACATAAACCTCTTCTTCAACTTCTTTCATTTGTGGCACTGAGTAAGTGCCGAATTTTTTATCTTCTCTTGGATATGAATAACATGCTACCATATGCTCAGTACAAAGGGTATAAAGAGCATGTAGCCAGAGAAGTGCATCATTATTGTGACGTTTAATTAGAAGTGCAATTTTATCTCCTGCTTTAGCAGTAATCAAATCGAGAGTATTATCAGCATCATCAGGAAAGCATTTAATTCCTGGAACTGTAATACTAAGTGCCGCAATAATACTTTCTAGATAAGCTCTAAATAAATTAATAGGCTTATCATAAAATTGAACATCATTATCACCACTAACAATATCTTCATCCCAAATTCTCCAATCATGAGCTACTTCAGAATACCAAATTCTAGTAAATCCTTCCCATAACAGTTTAAGTTGTCGAGCATCTCTAAGTTGCCGCTCTCTGACAGCTCTATCTTCTTGATCAAAGTGATCAGCAACTGTCTTGAGAAGTTTTGCAATCTTCTCTTTAAGTTCTTTAGATTCAGGCATTACTTAATAACTCTTGTAGGTATAGTCCTCTTAGTAGGAGCATCAAACCTAACTGGTTTAGGCTGAGGCTTCTTTTTCACCTGAGCCATTCGACTCGGATGAAGCATTTTCTGCATTACTCCGTTCGACGGTTTCAGCATCTGATACTCCTAATTCCTTTTCTAACTTAGCAATATCTTCAGTTTTCTTCCTAAGAATTTCAGCTTTCTTTCTGTCCTCGGCTTCAAGAAGTTGACGCTGAACATTCCATAATTTTAATTTGGGCTTTAAAAGTTCATGATCTAATACTTTTTCAGGTTCGATATTAACTTTTGGTTTATCTAGTAGTGCATCAAGAAGCCTTTGTTTCTCAATGTTAGCAATACTAAGTTGCATTTTTAAAGTTTCACACGATTGACATACTTTATTTTCTGTCTGTTCATCTCTGCATTCCTGACAATGAGGATTAAAGAGATGATGAATATAATGAAGAAGAGTCATAATTATTTATTATTAGTTCTCTTATCGAGTCCCTTCTCCTTAAGCAACTCTGCCAAATCGTCTACATGCAAACAGTCTACAATACAAGCACCAGTTACTACATGTTGAATTGAAGCAATTGTACCATTACAATAATCATTACCTTCTACTGCATCATACAATACACCAAATTGCTTTATTTTACCATCATGAGATAACTGAACAATCTTATCACCATTCTTAGCAATACGTCCATTGCGGTAATGCATGATTTCTCCTAGACAGGCTTTGCTGTCACTGTTGCGTTAGCTGATGTACAGCGAACAAATGGAGCAGCTACAGTAGGAGATGAGTTAGTTGCTGAAACAGCCATTGCTACAAAATTAGTCCCATCATATGAAATTTCAAGAGCTGCTGATGCTTGAACAGCACATGCTCTAGGCGGCATTGCATAAACTACATTCTGTGTAATAACAGTAGGAACGCCAATCATCAACTGTGCAGGCATTAATGCACCAACCTTCTACGATGAAAGAGTCTAACTGGCTTATTTTTAGGTGCTTCAAGACTCCTCATATCTCGATAAAATCCAGTCCAATCTTTACTGTTTTGCAGCCGCTGTATAATTGTCTCACGCTTTTGAATCACCTGGAATTCCTTTTCGGCAGTCTCCATGTAATTTTCAGCGGCATCTACCATGTAACGAAGTCCATCAATAGGATCGTCACCTTCAAATCCGGCAATATCTTCAACCTTCTTCTTATCATATGAACATGCTTTAATGGCTTCAACTAATACTGGGCAGCACCGGAAAATTTGAAGTTTTGGTAAATTTTTTTCTTCTTCAGGTTCATCAAATGAAGCAATATAACTTTTATATTCTTTCATTCCTCTATTGCGAAGAAGCCACATTCCCTTTTCTTCGCTGTACTGTTCAATCTTTTGTCTTATAACAAGATGTTTAGATTTCCATCTAAGATATTCATGAATTAACTGTTTGCCGGCAATACGAGAACCAGCCGTATTTGCCGTTAGTTCAATAGGTCGTCCAATAGCATTAGAAATCTGTTCTTGAATAGTATGCTGTTCACCAAGTTCTTTGCCAGCTGACTTACAAAACCTAATAAGTCTAGGATTTTCTAAATCAACAAACTCTTTAACATATGGTGCCCACTCTTCAATTTTAGTTTGTGTCCAATGAAGTTCTCTATAAATATATAATCTTCTATTAGGACTAATAGCTCCAAATCCAATCCATGTCATTGCTTTAAATCCCCAGTCGCCTACTACAATTTTAGGCCACCACTCAGGGATTTGGAATTCATCAATTACATGTAACGCATTCTCAGGTTCATCAGGATATCGCCGCTCTCTTAACTCATCAAATACCTGACCAGAGAAAGCGTTCCAATCTCCATATAACTTAGCTCTTTTCTCAGCCTCTGGTAATGCTTCGAGAGACTGTTTATATGCGGGATCAATATGTGGATTATCTGCAAGAGTGGCATGAATGTAAATTCTAAGATTGCCACCTCTACCTCTAATAACATTACCATAAGGAGCAGGATCAGGAAATCTTTTTCTTACCCAAGTATGCCCAATTCCACCAGGCATACCTGCTCCACGAATAATAGCTGGTAAATCAGGATCAGACGTTCTTACACGAGTAAATCCGATGTAAAGGTAAATAAATTCAGTTTCAGAAGTAAGCTCATCTGGTGTAAATAAGTTAATTTCCATTGAATCAAACTTGTGTACATCATCTTCATTTTCACACTGGGCAAGAAATATCATTGCACCAGCATTTGAATAACCCGATCCATATTGGTCTGGCCTAGGAAATGTCCAGGCCATATCACCTTTATTTAATGTAGCACCAAACTTAGGATATACTTGTCTACTTCTTGGAATAACCTCGTTTCTAAGTTCTGGAAATGTACGTCTTAAAAATACCTGCTTAAAGCCAGGATGTCTATGCCATCCGTGACAGATACCGTATACTAATAGTACGTCTGTCTTAGCACAACCAGCTCCACCGCCATACATTGCTTCCTTGATAAAGAACGGTGGTTTCCAAGGTAAAGCTAGAAACGCTTCCTGTTTGTAAGTTGGTTTCCACTCTTTAGCTGTGAATGCCATTAAAGACTACGAAATGTATTCATCAAACTCCAATATTCACTGTTAATAGGAACATTGGACTCTAGTCCACCATTCTCTTTAAGAATAAGAACTGCCTTTTCGTAAGCAGCCTGTTTAATCTCTTCTTTAGTAAGTACCTTTTCTACTACAACAGGCTCTTCCGGCTCTGGTAGTTCTGCCGGAGTTTCAGATTTAGTATCTACCTTTTCAAGAGTTTCTGGAGGATTAGGACTAGTTACCCATCCAGAACCAGTACGAGACTCAAACGGATTGTCTACCATATGTCACCTCTTATTTAAGTTTGGAAGGTTAGTGTCTTTAGGAACGTAGAATTCACCTGGAGTAGAGAAAGAAGGAATAGGAGCTTGTGTCCTACCCATTCTAGCTCTCCGTTCTTTCTCTGCTTGATATGCTTCCATTTCTACTGGCCTTCTACCATAGGGCTCAGAGTTTCTTGAAAGCATTGAAAGAAGAACATTCATTGAAGGACTATGAGCTGAAAGCTGCTTCACATGTTGCTGTTCATGTGTGAGTGTATCAGCAATTTCTTGTGGAGTTTGTCCTGCATTAGTATCTGGATTAAGATAAATATTTCCACCACCTGCTACATAAGCGAGAGCATTTGGTTGTGCTAATCTAGAGAAGAATCCGTAAGGCTGCACAGGAGCCATATTAGGCATCTCTTTCTTAGCTATCCTAATGCCCTCTTCCATTTCAGGAGTAAACCTACCAGAACCAAAAATACGCTCAATTAAGCCTGGAGATGGTTGAGCAGATTTCTTCTCAGAGGCTTGCTTAGAGTCTTGTGGCACTATTCTCTTACTCTATGTTGAAGTTCAGGACATCCATGAACAAAAGAAAAGCAACATCCTAGATATTTATTAATGTCTCCATATCCTAATATAAGTACGTTGCCATTTGAAAATTTAATTTGCATATCTGAATCTTTATATTTTCCTCCATTTCTCATAATATCATTATAATTGGCTGTGACCCATTCTTTTGCAGCTTTATAAGAATCAAAATATAACAATCCAAATCGGACTTTAGTAATTTTCTCAAGTGATAAATCCACATTCTCTCCTATTCTCTCACTTCAACAATATTATAGTTATCAAGAGATAACACTTGTGGAGCATAAATAACAATCTGACTTCCCTGAGACTCTCCAAGACTCTTAGCTTCCTGTGAGCTAACAACCTGAGCCATCTCTCTAGCAATCTGAGCTAGTTTCTCGGGCTTTTGAACCTCAGAAACTCTATTCTTTAACTCATCCATACATGAGTTCATAATTTCTTTAGCTTTAGATTTAATAGTTACATTACTAATCTTATCCTCAAGGTCAGAAATAACATCCTCTGCCTTAGGAGGCATTGAAGGAATGTTCTTGGTAGCCTTATCAAGAGTAGTCTTAAGCCTATTAAGAAGATTAATAGGAGACTCAATTCTCTCTTGAATTTCGTCATCATTCAGAAGCATTTACACTTCTCCTTATCTATTAACTTGAAATAATACACCTTGGGGGTGCGAGCATCATCTCACAAACCGATGCCGCTGTCAAGGGCTGACATTGAAGAAAAACGGCCTATTTCCTCTCAGAAGTGATGAAGATTTCAAAGTTTGAAATGTTCAAAGTTTATGGCTCAGATGGGACCGTTCTTATGTTACTTGTATATTGCTTGTATTCTACTTATGAGACTCTTTTGATTTTTATATGTTAAGCGACACGAGTGGTCAATCACCGCACCTAACTTACAATAATGTAACTACCTATAGATTGGTATACTCCCCATCGAGTATAGCTGTAAGTCGTTGAAACTAAAGCACTTAGCCGCTGATACTCCAGTATCGTTTGAATATACTCCTGTATGCTAGATACTGGGTTAGGAGTATCTGACTCTGCATCACAAAGCGGCTGTAAGCATATTCTATGCCGCCGCAATTCATTAGGAAATACAGGCGAAAGTGACAAAAAGCGGCAAGTCTTTATCTATCAACAGTTTAGCTATGACAATTATTATACTTTCGCCGCTAAAATTTGTTATGTTCTAATTTATCACACACCATATAGAGTGGATATAGATTCTGAGGATACAACGTATTGTGTTATCTAGCATGTTAAATTGGCATTCGGCATGCTACTACAGTTCTCGTATTTTGTTCGTTCGTCGCTGGCGGTCGCGCTGATGGCATACACCGCGTATGCAATCCTCTCACGAGGATATATCAGCCCAAACGCAAAATGGCGTCGGTTTAGCAAACCGGGCACTATTGCAGGGTGTGTCCACCATTATAGAATGGACATGACGTGTCTGCAAACTTCCAAAGCTACCTAGCAAGTAGCAGAGGATTTTAGGGCTAGATTCTAATAGCTCAGACCATGCACCATACGCTTCGCGTATTCATCGGTCAAACGATGGTATCGACAGCGAAGAATACGGATAATGCAAAGAGCTACAATATTCTAGTAAATCGATTATGAGTCTAATAGGCTGCCTAGGCTTCGCCTATCGTAAGCATAACGATAGTGAGAGGAGTTTAGTTTATGTTTATTAGTTCTCTCTACAATCGACCAGCACGAAAGACGACGGTCAACACTCGTCGTATTAATCGTGAGCGCATGAGAGTGAAGCTGGCTAAGGCTTCATTCGTGAACGTTCCGAGGCTTTGCCGAACCAAAGTCAATGTCAACTAAATACAGCTTTTCAGTTGAGATTGATTATCAAGAGGATGTGGATAATATCTACGTTCAATTGATAAACAATTGGACTGGAGAGATTGTCTCTAGTGGTACTGCCACCGCATCAGAACGGCAAGCAGTTCTAAACTGCATCGATTACATGCTGAGTGAGCATCTTCCAGCATGTAAAAGGTAACAAGTCAACTAGGCAGCGTGTTAGACTCATAATCAAACAGTTTCTTTAATTGCTACGTAAGTCTTTCTCTAGTGTCTAACACGACACGCAATAAAAAGAAAGTGGTAGCAATCTGATAGCTGGGCTATTCGAGTGTATTTAGCGGGGTGCTAGATATATGGTCACTCATCGTGAATGATGGTAGTTAACAGCAACTAGCTCTGATTCACCGTGAATTATCCTAGTGGAAACAACGATAGCTTGGCTGTCAGCGTTCTCGCTCGCTTCGCTCGCGGAAAAGATTATCCGACTGACAAGAGGGTTATAGCTTGACTTCTAACCGGAGTCATGTTATAATGTTCTTGCCAGTCGGATAACCTGACTGGAGTGAGGTGTCAAAAAATGTCAGAGGAACAGAAGTCGGCAAAGGAACTGGAGCTCGAGAAGGCTCAGGGGGAAGCAGACAAGACCAATAAGGAACGAACGGGTGTTGGAACTCGTGTTCGTGTTGGTCAGACTCGTGGAAAGAATCCCATGGTTATTTCGTGGGAAGCATTCGATGAGTCATTGCCTGATACGCTTCCCAAGACCATCAAGGAATTCATGGAGATTACTAAGGTTCAGGATGAACCTACCTTGGTAAGCTACCTGATTGGTGGTCTCAACGATGCCAATTACACTGCGGCAAGTGACCCGCTTGCTGAATTCGTTGACCCACAGTGGAAGCCTGAGGTTCAGACTCAGTTCCGCTTGGTTGTTCGCAACTATTCAAGGGGTGCGAATGTATCTCTTGAAGAGGCTGTCGAACTCATCAAGCCGGGATTTGTTAAGCAGTTCTCTCAGAAGGCTGAGGCTGCAAAGTAAATCCTGCGCTTCGCGCAACCAAATAGTTTCTAGCTTCTATTCAAAAAGCTAGTTGACATAGATTAAGAGGCTTGAGCTTCGCTCAAAACGAAGTTTCAAGCCTCTTCGTCTAACCTGACACCCTCAGCAGAGTTATCCTATCAGATTTCACCAAAGTAACGTTTGTTTTAAGAAGGAGTTGAGTAATGGTCATTTACATCGGCTCTGGTGACTACCCAACCAAAATCAGGAGAAAGTAAATAGCTAGTTTTCATGTAAGTTGAGTGTCAGTTACTCAACTATGACGTCGGACGTCCTCGGAGGCTGTCGGACAAACTCGGAGGAACTCGTAAGACGTCGTAACGTTTTGTCCGACCGAAAACCCCAAAAACCCTAGGAAATTCACAAAACGCAATCCTCATGCCCGGTTTTACCCCTCTCCGCCATATGGGGTAGGTGGCCTTCCCTTTGGTCGGTTGTCTTTAGTAGCTTGTTTCTTATTATATATATAAAAATATATATAATACAAGATACTATAGAAAACCCACCGGGAGGAAGTGCCCACTTGACATCCGGCAGAGAGTGTGGTATAATGGCCCTGCGAGCCAAGTGTCGGTCATGCAACGACTTACAGGGAGTGTGGTCTTACGAGTTCCTCCGAGTTCCTCCGAGTTCCTCCGACGACCTACGACCGCATCCGACGTTGTGTGTCCAAAAAAGTGGACACTTTTAATCGGCTAGATTCTAACTAGATAGAGAGGAGAATTTAATAGAGTCTGTTACTTACTTCAGCTTCACACTAACTTTAAAAGGCAGCTAGCAGCAGAGCTAGCAGGACAATCCAATGTCCCTAACATGCCAACAGATTAGTTAATGGCTGAGTAAATCCTAGGATGGGTAACAGACTCTATTAAGTTCTCTCATTGAGGTGCAAATGATAAGAAAAGGAATAGTAATTGACACTCTCAAGTTTGAGATTGTCAATGAAGTCGAGTACGACGATCAACTCATTGATGGATTTTACGTGAGAGACGTAAACAAAAGCAGTAAAGAAGGTGCTAATCTTCTGTTTGCCGCTTTTGTCTTTCCAGTAGAGAGTAAGCCTCAAGTAGAAATGGCTCTGAAAGATCTAAAAGAAGCCAAAAAGACATTTGAGGACATTCAAGCTAGAATCTTCTATAAAATGTTTCCTCGGCTAAGAAAGAAAGTCTAAGAATGTATTCCACGCGAGCGTAGCGAGCGTGTGGCTCTGCTCATGCGGAATGAGAAACCCCGGAACTCATGAGATATGTGTTAACAATTGGCATTACGGCAATTGTAAACAGATATCAGCAAACGTTCCAGACCATTGGCAAGCAGATGCCATAGCAAAGGAAGTAGGTGCATATTACATGACTGAGCAAGAGGAACTGTTTGCTAAGTTCTACAACCACATGAAGGTTCTCGTAAAGGACATGGATAATGTCCAATTACGAGAACATCGTGAGGAGCTACAAAAGATAGTTTTTCAGGGTAGAGCTAGCTTACAGGCAGTAGACGACGAAACACGAGAGAGAAAAGCCAAATCCTCTAATAAGGAATGGATTCTCACTGACACTAACCCAGACGTTAAGGTGTCAGACGCAATCAATGTAGTAAAGGTAAGAGCTGCTAGGATGTCTAAGATGGACAAACTGAAAAAGCAGCTTGAATCTGCTGGTATCGACGAGGCAACCATTAAAGAGATGGTTCGCAATCTCGAAACTAGAGCTACAGACACAAAACTAAAGACCGTAACCTTTAACAAGCCAACAACGGAGGTGAGTGCAGTTCAAGTTCAAGAAGAGAAGCCGCAAGCTGAGCCATTCAATCCTCTCAGCTTAAGTTTTGCTTGCTCCAAATGTAAGCAAAACCCATGTCGTTGTGATGGATTGACATCGAAGTAGAGGAGAAAGTATTCATGAACATCAAAGTAGAACCCTTCCTCATGAAGAAGGGTAACAGAGTGGCTAAGGCAGCTATTGAGTTCAATGATGGAGTCCTAAAGGGATTTCACCTCGTTGGATTCACTATCTGCGATGATAAGGAAAAGGGACTGTTTGTTCTTTTTCCTGCATCCATCGTAAACAAGGATGAGGATGGCAAAACCAAGCCTTTCTTTTTCCTTCGTCCTGAAAAGGAAGAGGATTTGGGCATTCTGGAGACTGCCATTCTCGACGTTTACGAGAGCATGACAGCGAAGTTCACTAACTCTCCTACTATCAAATAGTAACTTAAAAGAGAAGAACGCATGGCCTTAAGCAGTATCATAAAACAGACATGCGACCAGTGCGGTAAGGTAGCAGTCGAGAAGAGTAGAATTCAGTTTGGTTCATCTAAACTGATTACTCTTGAGTGTGGACACGTCGTTACAGAGTCAGTGATGACTTCAAGCGGTGTGGCTCATATACTCAATGGAACTGTTCTCAGACCGTATCAGGTTGAAGGTGTTGAGTTTTTTGAGAGAGCTAATGGCAGAGCGTTGCTAGCTGATGAGCAGGGATTAGGTAAGACAGTACAGACGCAGGCATTGATTAAGTTACACAGGGACGAATTATTGCCTGCAATTATTGTTTGCCCAACCTCTGTTACAGAGCAGTGGCATCATGAATTCCGTGAAAAATGTGGAGTTCAGGGTTATCTTTGTCAAGTCATTAATTCCGGTAAGCTGCTTGCGGCACCGGGATTTGATGTTTACATCACAACTTATGATTTGATAAAGAAGCCTGAAATATTTGATATGGTGAAAGACCAGATTAAGCTGGTAGTCATCGATGAATGCCAGCGCATCAAGAATCACCTATCAGAGCGAGCCAAAGCAATTCAAAAGCTCTGCAAAAACATCGAGCACATCATTCCTCTCTCAGGAACTCCAATCAAGAATAATGCTGGTGAATACTTCACAGTGTTAAACTTAATTGCACCAAGATTGTTCCCTCATTATACTAACTTCATAGAGAAAGAGTGTGATAGTTATCATAATGGGTGGGCTTACAAGGTGGGTGGATTGAAGAATCCAGCCGCTTTTCACGAGAAGACTAAGGATTTCATTTTGCGTAGAACCAAGGTCGAGGTTTTACGAGACCTTCCCTCAATGCAGCGCAAGTTCTTTCACTGTGAACTTGACCGTAAGGTAAACAAAGCATACGCTGCCGCTCTACAGGAACTAGAAGATTTGTACTATAACGAAGACGAGACAGACGCTTTCCAGCGTAATAGCAACATGCTTGCTATTATGACTAAGATGCGTCAGGTCACAGCCGTTGGTAAGGTAGACCAATGTGTTGACTTCGTTACAGAGTTCTTAGAGAGCAGTGATAGAAAGATAGCCATCTTCGCTCACCACGAAATGGCAATTAGCTTGTTGTTAAATAAGATAAACTCTTATTTAATTGAAAACAAAATGCATGAAGTTCTACACTTGCATTCTGGACTGAATGCATTCAAGAGAACTGAGCTAATCGAGCATTTTAAGAATAGTGATGCAAGAGTAATGATTGCTTCTACATTAGCGGCAGGAGAAGGACTGAACATTCAGTTTGTATCTGATGCCATAATGTTTGAAAGGCAATGGAATCCAGCCAATGAAGAACAGGCAGAAGGTAGATTCCATAGGTTCGGTCAGAAGAACGCAGTCAGCATAACATACATGATTGCATCTGAAACTATCGACGAATACTTTACTGAGCTTGTCGAAAGTAAAAGGGCAATTGTGGCAAGTACAATGGATAATAAAGAGGTTCAGTGGGATTCAACTTCACTAATGACTGAGTTAGCCAACATACTCGTGACGAAAGGAAAAAAAGCATGGAGCCTAAAGTAATTCAACTTATAACGGAAAAAATTCTCGAACTTAGGAAGGAAGTTCAGACACTCTACGAGCTAAGTGACGCTGAGATGATACTCATGTCAACTGTAATGATGGACTTACCAATGAGTATGCCACCAACACTATTGGCTAAGTTACTAAAGGCGATTGTTCACTTCATTGAACGTAATCATGATATTGCTGTAGAGGTGAGTAAATTAACCAAGAGTTGAGATAAAACAAATGACAAATCTAAACGCAGCAAACATAGGAATGAATAAGTACTGTGGCCCTGCTGTATTGTCAATTCTGACAGGCAAGAACACAGATGAATGTGCTAAAGTTATTGCATCGATTAATGGTTCCTATAAGGTAGAAGGAGTTTTTCTTAATGATTTGTTGAGAGCCGCAAATAGATTAGGCTTCGATAACAAATCAATTCCACCAGCTAATAGTTTGTTCGCTACTCTAACACGTCTTGCCGTTAATGGAGATGGGATGTATATTGTCTCACTCTCCGACCATTTCGTTGCTATTGAAGTAAATCAACGTAAGATTTACTTTTGTGACAACCACACGAGAGAACCAATTCCAGCCGCTAGTTCGGCTAGGTTACTTCAGAAAGTAGTAGCTGTTAATCAAGTATTCAAACGTCCTGAAGTAACCATTCCGCCACAACCTAAAAAAGTGTCAGAAACAACATTGGCTGACACTCAAACAGAAACATCTAATTCAATTAGTTCAGTCAAACATGACCCTGAACTATTTCAGGTGTTTGGCTGCTTCACTAGTGGAAAATTAATTGCAGTCTTCAGAAGTAAGATAGATGCTATGGATTATGCAGTCAATAATGGATTACAGGTAAAACAATTCATGGATGATAAAAAGAAATGGCTGGTGCTATAATGTGTTTACCAGATTTTCAAGAGTTTAGACAGATAGATAAAGATAATCCTTTAACAGGTTATCGAACTTGGAGAAATCTAATTAAAGATTCAACTAATCTCATATCAGAACATCAAAATTATATTTGGAATCCTTTAGAAGGACCACATGTTGTAACTGATGTTAATTCTGGTATTTATGCTTACAACTACCACAACTACAACTACAACAACTACAACAACAACTACAACAATTACAACAACAACTACAACAATTACTACAACTACAACTACCACAACTACAACTACAACTACTACCACAACAACAACTACAACGACAACAACTACTACTTGAGCGGCATAATCAGACAGTGGGGCAAAGTTGCTATTCATAGTGAAGGATATAGATCAGAATATGCTAAAGTGAATACATTATTCTTAATTAGAGAGTCAAATGCAAAAGGATCAGTTAAGTTTTTAGACTGGATTAAATTATTTAATGATAGAATAAGTAAAATTGCAGAGAAGTACGAAGCCAAGGTAATTAGTTGGCAAGATTTCATAGAGCAAAATAAATGAATTCATTGCCGGAAGTTAAGGCAGCACTAGATTATTGGGCTAAGATAAATGAAACTGCTAATGCTTGGGCTTCGTTTGAAGCAGTATCATTTCCTAACGATCTAGTTATTAGGGTTAAAGTAGGATACACATATCATAAATTTACTGAAAATGCATGTAAAGAAGCTGCAATTAAAACAAGAATCTTTTATCAGACTGATGACGGTAAAGTAGATTATTACGATATTGTTCATGCCTAAACATTTTTCGTATTATGATTTTATTACAGGAAATTTTCCTAAATACTCATTTGATATAGAAACGGACAGCATCCATCAACAGATCAATCAGTTCACAAAGAGAATGGTGATTAAGGTGAAACAAGATCAATACAAAAGAAACAAGTTTTATATCGGTTCAGATTCAATTTTTGGACGCAACTGGGGTAGACGTACTCTTCCAGAAGCTATTAAACATGCACAAGAGTTAATGGAAGAGCAGGATAAAGAAGAAGTATTTATTGTTAAGATTGTTAAAGTTGTACGTCGTAAGCGTGCCCCTATTGAAGTAGTTGATGTCTAATGGCTACCATTTACCGTTGTGACAAATGTCATCGCGAATTTACAGAAAAAGATAATTTATATTCACTTGTGGCACCTCACACTGATTATAGAGGTGAATTACAAAGTGATTCTACATACAAGAGAGACTTATGTGGATATTGTTGGAGATTAGTTATTGATTTGACTAAACCTGACCCCAAAGTCGTTGGCAATAAAAATGACTAGATGTGCAGAATGCAAATGGAATTATCCAGATGAGTATTTAGATCAGATGTTTATAGATGGTGGCTACACAAAATCAATCTGTGGCATTTGTGCTCTAGAGTTATCAAACCGTATTACCGGAATTAAAAGAACTAAATTTCAAGGTGAAGTGGCAGAAGCAAAAAGAGTAGATGCAGTTAATTGGAGAAAGTATCATCCAAAGGATAAATCATGAGTAAAGTTAACATTGTTTTCGACATGTCAAAGTATGACTTGTTTCGCCTCTGTGAAGCAAGATATAACTTTAGACATAATCTAAACATCGGACTCGCAGGACCAAAGTCAGATAGACTCGACAGAGGTTCTCTCGTTCACATAGCATGTGAAGTTTATTATCAAGCCTTGAAGGAACATAAGCCCTATGATAGTGCCGTTAACTTGGCACTCTCTAAAGTTCGTGAGGCTGGAGTAATTTCTACTGACCTTGACACTGATACTATTAGCAGAGTTGTTGATGTAATGGAAGAATATTTTGATTATTGGAGAGTTGCTGATCAAGGTTATGAAATTGTAGCCGTTGAACAACCATTCATGAAGTTACTATATGAGGATGATAATGTTCGCATTTATTTAGCCGGTAAAATAGACTTAGTTACAACTGATAACAAATATGTCAACATGCCGGTTGACCATAAGAGTTATGACCGGAGCTATAATCTCGGCAGGATGGTCAACCAATTCAAGTGTTATTGCTGGGCTACTGAAAGTAATTATCTCACAGTTGACAAGATTGGTTTTCAGAAGACACTAAAGCCACACGAGAAGTTTCTCAGGCCAATGTTAACATATGATCCTATTTATATAGAAGAGTGGAAGGAAAATGTAATTAAAGTGATTTTGAATCATTATCTGCCGTGTGTGGCTGATAATGTGTGGCCGATGAACGAAACATCATGTGATAAGTCTAATAGACAATGTGAATATTATGGTATCTGTGATAGCTCTGGTATACCAGCTAAAAATTGGAAGATTAGTAGTGAGTATGTTCAGCAGGAAGTTTGGGATGTTACCAGGGCAATGATGAAATCTACTGACCGTGTGGAGGAAGAAAAGAAAAAGAGAGATTTAGAAAATGCCAAAGCAATCGAGCCACACTCATAAACTAAGACGACATAAGTATCCATCTGGTAACTCTGTGTACTTTTGTACATTGCCAGATTGTCACTATAAAATAGATGTACCACTAGCTTTAGGGAAGAGAAGTATTTGCAATATTTGTGGAGATGAGTTTATTCTTAGTGAGTACTCCATTAAGTTAGCTAAACCTCACTGTGATAAGTGCGGCAAGGTGAAGATAAAGGATGAAAATGGTGAAACTCGCTACGTTAGGAAAGCGTCTAATAAAATTCTTACAGACCTTGCTACAAATACTATTGAAGATTTACAGTCACGCCTCACAGGCGTTACGAGTCCAGTCAGTGAAGAAGACATCTAGCCAACCCAGGTGCAAACATAAAAATACAATTGTTCGAGTTGAATCTGGAAGAATATGTAAACGTTGCACTGACTGTGGTTGGATTGGTGGTGGGCTTAGATTATGAAAGCGAGTGAACTAATCTTAGAAAGTCAATCTAGTTTATTATTAAAAGGTCCATTCGGACATGGCAAAACTCTAGCAGCGGTAACATTTGCTATTGGTGGTCCTGTTTGGTTGGCTTATTGGGATAAGAAAAAACCAGTAGAACTTTATCATTTCTTTTACAAAGTATTAAGACGTCCAGAGCTACTAGAGAATATTGAAATAGATATTTATAATTCGCATAACGCAAATGAGTTCTTGAATAAGTTATTCAGGCTTGCCAAGGACTGTAGATATTCAGCCGTTGTTGTTGATTCAGTCACTAATATGACCAGTGCCGCTGTTAACTGGTCATTAGGATTTAAACCCAAAGCAAAAGGTAAAGGTCCAAGAGAAGTTGCCGAAGACGGCAGTGAAATTATGCCGGGATTTGATGAGTATAAGATTGAAACTTCTCTTGTCACACAAGCATTAGACATATGTAAATCACTGCCATGTCATATTATTTGGACCTGCCATCCTGTTCCATCAATTAAAATAGAAGGTTCCGGTTCATCGATTAAGGTTACTAAGGCTAACCCTATTGTTACATATGGTAGCAAAGTAGCTGGTATTGTACCAGGAAACTTCTCTGAGATTTATCACTTCTCTAAAGAATCTAATTGGGATCCTAGTGTAGGTAAATCTTCTATCCTATACAAAGTTTCTACTGAAGCATTAGGTGATGACTTTGCTAAGTCAAACATGGGTCTGAAAGGTGAGTTCAATATTACTGGAAGAGCCTTTTACGATGTTTGGCTTAATGAAATTAAACTTATGCGAGAGGAGTTAAAGAATGAAGTAGAGAAGGCTAACGAAGAGAAAGCATTAAATTCATCAGTTAATCCATTCGATAAACCAACACAGTGGAAAACGTAAAAGGACTGAAGAATGAGACAAATCCTCACACCAGATGATCTTAAGAAGGGTGATCTGGTAGAGCCCGGCTGGTTTCCTCTTGAAATCGTCGATTACAAGGAAGAGGAAGCCGATACTGATGGATCAACTAATTGTATTTTTCTCTTTAAGATTATTGATGGCCCGTCAAAGGGTGTTTCACCACGTAAGTTGTTTAATGAGAAAGCATTGGGTTTTGGTAAATCTCTGTGGAAAGCTCTCAACTTTCCATTTGATCCTGTTAAGGGATATGAATTGAGTACTGAACTTTTCCGCCAGACTATCGGCCATAAGGTTCAGGGATATATCAAGCGTGGCAAGAGCAACAAGGGCAACGAATTCAATGACCTTGTTGACTTTCGTCCGATGCAGTAGTTAACAATGCCAATCTGGAATGAGGAACTTCAGCAGTGGGGATATTTGTACCACGAAGAAGTATCCTCATTCCAGTGGCTAGGAATAGATAGGAGACATATGCCAATCGACAAACCATACGCTTACCATAAGCCAAGTAGTGATGGTCTAGATAAAATTAATAAACTCAGAGAGAAGTTCTCCGAGGTTGAAGCTCTTATTAAGGAAGTTTGTCCTGATAGTCGTCAGCGTTCTATTGCAATTACTAATAATGAACAGACTGCCATGTGGGCTATTAAGGCAGTTGTCTTTAATGATCCTCAGAGTGAAGTCTCATGAGTGACGAATTCATTAAAGTCAACAAGAAAGAATTGGAACGTATTCTCGAAGCAAATACTGAAGCATATAATTTATTGGATGAAATCTCATCTTCAGCAGAAGATGTGCATGATAAGATAGTAAGAGCTAAGAGTCAACTAGAATCAGTACCATCTGAAATATCTGATTTAACAGTTGAAGAAGATAAAGAAGAAGTTAACGATAAATCCTAGTCATTAATCTTGAGGCTAGTGGGAATTCTGATTATCTCTGTGATTGACTCCCCACGTTTTAATTGGATGAACCACTAGCTTCAAGTCCGGAGAAATAATGCCTGAAAAAATAAGCAATCAACCAGCAATTAGCAATCAAGGTCAGATCAGCATCACATTAGCAATTCGCTCTGATGGTGCTTTTATGATGATATTTGATAAACAAATTCAAGAGCTTGCACTCACACCAATCGAAGCAGCCGAAGTTAAGCGTGCTCTCGATGCTTATTTCGAGAGGAAGGTAATATGAGAATTGATCAGGTTGACACTCTAATTTCTCAACTAGAAGATTTTATTAGATCTATTATTCATGTAGAAATAGCTAAGTCTAAAGGTTATGACCAGATGAGTATGGCATCAGATATGATTCTCTCTAATATGAGAGAGTCTCTTAAAGAATATTTATGTGATCTTCTAAATCTTAAGGTTACAAATGTAGATAATCTTAAGTGTCCTGAGTGTAATGGAGATATGATTCAACGTAGAAATAAAACAAATGGTGATATTTTCTATGGCTGTAGAAAATATCCAAACTGCAAAGGTACTAGAGATTCAAATGGACTAAGCAGAGCTGAGAGAGAAGAACAAAGTAATCGGCAGGAAGTCTCTCAGCAGGACGGTTTCTCCTTTAATAAGAGGAGAGAGCCGTGGAATGAGTCAGGACCAAATGGATGAAACAACCTCCAGTGAAAGAGCATTGGATCAATAGATGTATTGAGATACATAAGTTTCACGTTTTTCAATTAAAATCTGAGCCTAGCTGGACCGTTCAGAAAACGGCTGAAGCATTACAACGTTCAATTGGCTCAGTATCACAAGACCTTTTAATTGCATCTTGGTTAAAAACTCATGAGAAGCAATTAAGAAGATTTGGAAGTATGAGAGATGCTCTTAGCTTCGTAAGAGCTAGGAAGAGAGAGATAAGAACGCAGGAGCTTGAGTTGTGAATCAATCAATTCAATTCGATCCAAACGGTGGAGATTTAGGTAGGGGTAATTTAGTAGAAGCAGTTGAGTTATCAATAATTCTTCCACACGTAGCTCACATTCTAGAAGAGTTATTTAAACTTAACAATTCAAGACTTCCATACAAGTATGCATTTGAGTTCAGGTCTGGGGCTAGAAAGGCAATTGAATTAGTCATGATGGGTGCTAATTTACCAGATCATGTTGAATGGTACGAAACAGATGGAATGAAAATGTTTATGGTAAGAAGTGCATCTGGAGGAGTAGCGTCGACTATGATTTGTTATCTTGTAACGAAGGTAAGATGAGCGTGATTGTTGCCGCTTTTAAGAAGTATGATATAGGTGAAAGGGAGACTACAATACTTCACGGGGATGCTGGTGCAATTAACCAACCAATGATTATTAAAAGAGAAGCTACTAAGCAAGAATATATTGATTATTGGAAAGACCATCCAGATTATATTGAAATTGAAAAAACTATTTTTGTCAATCGGATAGTTGCATATTATGAAGTTTTAACAGATTAATGAGCAGAAAATAGATGCCACCTAAATATGTAGGAGGAATTGGTCCTCTTGAGCCAGATTTAATGGCTATAGGGGAAGCTCCAGGTAAGAATGAAAATGAGCAAGGTATACCGTTCGTAGGTCCGACAGGAGAGATACTCAATGAATGTTTTTATAAAGCTGGAATTCGTCGCAATCAGGTATATCTAACTAACGTATGTAAATACCAGCCGCCGTTGAATGATCTAAAGAAATTACATTTAATAGATGTTAATTTAGAAGAGCAGGCTGAGCTACTGTGGGAAAATGAAATCAGAAAATTCAGACCTAAATGCATTCTCGCTATTGGTGATACTGCCCTTGAGTACGTTTGTGGGGTTACTGGCATTCTTAATTATAGAGGGTCTATCCTCACTGCCAAAGATGGTGTCACGAAAGTAGTTCCTACTATTCATCCAGCCGCATTATTTAATCGGTATGATCAAGGAGAGCAAAAAGGTGGACTTGAATATACTTATCTTAAATTGATTGAACATGATATTGCCAGAGCTGTTGAAGAGTCGAAGACCAGAGCGATTAATTTACCAGAGAGACAGATAGATGTTTGTCATTCATCTCTTGACTCATATCGCTTCTTCGAAAAGTATAAGTCATTGGATAGAGCTACTGTGGATATTGAATCTATTAATTGTATTCCTGTTTGTATTGGCTTTGCTTTTAATAGGCACCACGCCATATCGATTCCGATACTACGCAATGTTGGTAACCATAAACTTACTGATATGGGTGATAATGAGCTTGACGAAATATGGAGAACAATAGATAAAGAACTCAGGCGATTAAAGTTGGTGGGACAGAATATTAAGTATGATGAGTTCAAGCTCGGACTTATCGGATTTGATTTACCAACTGTCATTAGTGACACACTCATCAAAACTCGTGTCATATTCCCTGAACTTCCAGACAAGCGACTCCACGTACAAAGTAGTATCTGGACAAGAGAACCATATTATAAAGAAGAGGGAAAGGAATTTAAACTTGGCAAAAGTAAGATCGAACAATTACTTAAATATAACGGTAGAGATTGCTGCGTTACGCATGAAATTGATGAAGAACAAGAGATTGATTTACGGCAGATGGCCGAGAGGTTCAATGTACCGTTAGTAGAATACTATTACAACTACATGATGAGAAAGCATAAGTTCTATCTAAAGATGGAGAACGTAGGCTTTCTCACCGACATACAGCGGCAGAAAGAACTAAAGAAAAAATATACTGAGTTAGCTGAAGTTCCACACAAGAAGATAGCAGAGTTAGTTGGGCATGAAGTAAACGTTAATTCATATCCCCAAATGTTTGAACTTCTCTATAAAGAGATGAAGTTCAAACTAATGAAACGTAATCCTACTAGTGAAGACACAATTGTTGCGTTGTTAGGAAATCATGCCAAAACAAAAGAAAAGAAAGAAACTCTCATCAATATCCTCGAAGAGAGGAGAATACGGACACAGAAATCTAGATATATTAATTTCTGTCCGGACTACGACGGAAGGTGTAAGTCCAGTTTCAATATCTCAGCGACGGAAACTTGTAGAAGCAGTACATCTATTCTTAAGAAGCCTGTTAGGCCGAAAAAGATCGGTCTTGCTTTTCACACTATTTCCAAACATGGAAGACTTGCCAAAGATATTCGTTCAATGTTTATTCCAGACAAAGGGAAAATCATTTTATCTGCCGATAGCTCTCAAGCAGAAGCAAGAATAGTAGCCGTTCTCTGTGAAGATTGGGAATTACTTAAAGCATTCGATGAGGTTGATATACACAGAAGAACAGCAGGTTTAATATTTGGATTTACTCATAAGCTAATACTAACAACAGAAAAGATACCAGTTGTAGATATCCTAGAGAAGGACGGACCGGAGAGATTTTGTGGAAAGAAGACAAGACATGCCGGTAATTACAATATGGGTAAAAATCGTTTTATGGTTGAGTTTAATACTGATGCTCAAAAGTTTGATATCGCTATGTCGATTAGTGAGTGGCGTGCTGGACAGATGCTTGACTTATTTCACGCCGCTTCACCTAAGATCAGAGGTAGGTTCCATCAAGATATCATTGATTGTATCCAGTCAACTAGGACAATCATCGATCCCTTTGGAGGAGTACGTATCTTTAATGGACGAATGGACGAAGAGATATACAAAGAGGGATTTGCTAATATTCCTCAACGAACGGTAGCTCACTTAGTCCAGGGAGCCGGTCTTAAGATTGATGATGAATTGAATGGTGATGTAGAAGCATTATGGTTATCAGAAGATCATGATAGTCTAAAGATGCTAGTTCCAGAGAGTAATTGGGAGCCTTATGCTAGATTAATGAAAAGGCATTTTGAGGCTCCTATTGATTTTAGAACTTATTGTAGTTTAAAGAGAGATTATACACTGATAATCCCTTGCGAGTTAGAGATAGCTGAAAAGAACTATGCTGAGTTTAGAAAAGTAAAACTGACATAAACGAAGCACGTGCTCTCTCTTAGAGAATATTTAATCATCTGTGCCACTCTTGCCATAGACATAACTGACGAGGAGTTTGCATATCTTATGGAAGACACAATTGATCTAAGCAAAGGTGGAATTGGGGTTGTAGCTTATTCTGGAATTGGTTATGTTAAAGAGTATGCTAATAATCCATCTATTCGTTTTATAGATTGTAGTTCAATCAAGGCTGAAGAATTAGAATCTCTAGTTCATAGTAATACTAGAGTTATAATTTTAACAACTGGTCTTCCACAATGGCACTATGTATGGTTGACTAGTTATGCAAGAAGAAGAACAATTCCTTTTTTAGTTCGTAAAACGACACAAGCTGTTTATGATACAATTAAGACATTCTTTCCTGATTCCTCTCCAAAAGTAAGCTTGGAAAAAGTTAAGGAAGTACAAACTAGAGGCAGACTAAATCAGTTAATTGAATTTATTGATTGGAATAAGTCGAATAACGAAAATGCTAAAAATTTAATGTATAAAGCTAATGAACTAGGCATTAGAACTACTGAAGGTTCATTAGTTCAGTTAGTGTCAAGACAAAGGCGTAAGAAGCCAGGAGTTAATGCAGTTCCTAGAAGTGCAAGATCACAATTAGATGTATCAGTTGAGCTATTAGATCAGATGATTAAAGACTTAGGATCAATAAGAGATTATTTAATTAATATAACAGAAGAAAATAGAATGTTCAGACAGAAGATTGAAAAGATTAAAAAGGGAATGGAGGATTAATGAGTCAACTTGGAATATACTATATGATTAGACATAAAGCATCTGGTGAGTTCATGCCAGAACTTAGACGTACTGGATATACTCATTGGAATCCATCTACAAATTCAATTCCTAGTACTATTACCGGATGCCCACGTTTGATCTCGTCACGTCGTAAAGCGGCTAGATGTATTGTTCAGTGGGCAAACCTTCCAAATGCTAGAGAACATCAATATCAGTCTGGCATGTATGGAGAAGATTGGGATATTGAATTTAAAACTAAAGACGATGGAAGAAAGAAAGATGATCTTGAAGTAGTGGAAGTTAATATTCAAGAGGTAAAATCGTGATTTACGTCCTTGCCGGAAGTTATAATTCAGCTAAAAAATGGGCGGAAGCCCAGCATTTAGCTGATGATGAATGGTTTTGTACTCTTGATTTAGATGAGCTTAAAAGAGCTAATAATTTTCATGTTATAATTCTCGAATCAGCTTCTGAGCTTTCATCTGCCTTTTTTGAGAAAGTATATACTTTAGCTCAGGTTAGAGGAAGGATTGGACGTCAATGAGACCAGACAGAACATTAGAGGAAATTCTTCTTGAAATAGGAAAGATGAATGATAGTCATGTTATGGCTTGTACTAAAGGTGAGTATGAATTACTAGTAAGCCAATTAAATTTTAATAAACTTAAAAATGTTAATAAAGCAAGATGCATTAAAGATTTTGGTCAGGATCTTAATGGGTGGACTATTGATCAATGGACTAATGCTATTGCCGGAGAGACAGGTGAAGCGTGTAATTTTGCTAAGAAGCTAAACAGATTAGTTAACAATATTAAAGGCAACAAAGCATCGGATGGAGACGAATCTGAAATCAGAATTAAATTAGGTAAGGAATTGGCTGATGTTGTTATTTATTGTGATTTGGCAGCTTCAAGTCTCGATTTAAATCTTGGAGATTTAGTTAAATTAAAATTCAACGAGAAATCTGACGAGATTGGGAGCAGCATCAAGCTATGAAGACAGAATTTAAGATTACAAGAGAAGAAGCAGAAGCGATAATAAGAGAACTTATGCATGCTTTCGTTTCAAGAGACGATGAAAAGATAATACATGATCTTATCAGAAGATTAGAGCGAGAGTTGAGCGAATGATGTGAAGCTAAACTGGATAGAGTCCCTAGTTAGTGAATGTTCTCACGTAGAGACTCCTCAATCTTGGCTATGGTGGAGTTTCCTCTCATGTATTTCAGCCGCTGCCGGTAATAACTATTATTTGACTACATTAAAAGGTGATTTAATTTATAAACCTAATTTATACATAATGCTTCTAGGTGATAGTGGATTAGGTAAAGGATTCCCTGTTAATAGAGCTAAGCTACTCGTAACTAAAGCAGAGGTTACTAGAGTTATTGCTGGTAGAAGTTCAATTCAAGCTATTGTACAAGAGTTATCAAGAACTAAGACACAAGAAGGAAAAGCACCAATAGCTGACTCTAGGGGGTTCATCGTTAATGGTGAATTATCTACAGCGATTATTCAAGATCCGGACAGTCTCACCATCCTTACTGACCTGTACGATGGACACTACAATCCTGAATGGACTAACCTCCTCAAGGGTGACGGTGCTGAGAAGCTCAAAAATCCCTATATTACGGCTTTATTTGGTAGCAGTCCTGCTCATTTTTATGATAGTATTCCTCAGGCTAATATTGAGGGTGGATATATTGGACGTAACCTCATTATATATGAAGAAAAAAGAAGCCAAGATGTAGATTTATTGGATGGTGAAGAGCCTAAAGAAGGTGGAGATAAATTTGATGAGATAATAGTTCCTAAATATGTTCCTCATTTAATTAAAATTTATAGCAAGAAAGGGCAACTTAAACCATCTACTGAAGCTAGAGAGTTATTTAATACCTGGCGACGAAAATGGAGAGCCAGTCAAACATACGATAAGACAGGATTTCTTAATAGGGTGCCGGATCATGTACTTAAAGTATCTATGTGCTTATGTTTAAGTGATTGGGATTTTACAGGTGAGATATCACAACTTCATATAGAAGTAGCAATAGAAAAAGTAACAGCACTAGTTTATGCAAACAAACGAACGACTGAAGGAAGAGGACCAGATCCACTAGCCACTTCCACAAAATTTGTGCTAGATGCTTTAATAGCAGCACACAATCAATCCATGACTAGGAAACAACTTTTATGGAAAGGTTATGGAGTTTATAATGTATTTACTCTTGATCAAATACTCGAAAACCTAAATGAGATGGGTTGGATTAAAAAGTCTAAAACGGGAGTTGGTTCTAATCTTGATTGGGAGATACATCTTGCAGGTGAGCCTCTTGAAAGTTATAGGAGGTATATGAAGTCTAAGGAAAAACAATAGTATGCCTCATGGAATACATGAAAGAAAGAATTATGAAGTTGGGACACATCAATGGAGAGGTAGGTTAGGAGGTTTAGCTTCCACTAGTAAATGGAGAAGACATTTAGTTAAAATGTTTAATCAACTTGAGAAGGATTTTGGCAGAGATTATGCCGTAATGAAATTATGGCGTGCCGGTAAAAGATCGGCATTTGACAAGGCTTACAAAGGAAGAAAAAGATGCCTCACAAACGAACAAATTCAAAAGATAAAGAAAATTCAAAAGTTAAAGGACCAGAAATCTTTGCCACAAAAGCAGTTAGATCATCTAAAATGCCAAGATTCGATCTGATTCCATCTTGCGCATTAATTAGGCTAGCTAAAAGAGCTACCGGTCACATTGATTCGTTTGGGAATAAAATTGGTGGAGCTCTTCAGTACGGTGAATGCAATTGGATGAAGGGACTTCCAACTTCAGATGTTTACAATCATATTATGAATCATCTTATTAAGTATGGGAATGAGCTTAATAATGCATTAAATCTCTATGGGGATGACATGGATAATATTCGTTTATACATGCGTAATGTAACTAATAAAGATGATGAGCTTGCCGGTGCTATGTGGGGATTAATGGTCTTAATGTTTCAAGAAGATACAATTATGTTTCATGATGATATGTATAAACCTTCTAGATAATGGCAGCAGTCATTCAAGTCGTCACATTAGATAACAGAGATTATATTTTAAGATATAAAGATTTTTCATATCGTGAAGTTGATAAATTACTTGAATACATAGAAAATCAAATAAAACATTCTGAAGGTTCTAAGATTAACATTAGAAAATGGTAGCTTAGGTATGAATCAACAAGAGAAAGTCAAGGCAATAGCTAAGATATTAAAATCTAAATTTACTAATTTAAGTGTAGATGAGACAATTGACTTATCCTTTAAAATATTATTTGCTATAACTGATACTAACGACACAACTTCAACTAAGAAAGAGACGGAATAGGATGAAGGGAAAGGTAGCTAACTTACTAGTTCAAAAGCAGTTTGGTTTTATTGAATCTGAAAATGGACAGCAATATTTCTTTCATAGAGATGATTTAGTAAGTAGCTGGGAACGACTATGTGCAGATTGGGCTGACCCAAAAACTAAAGTTATTAATGTTTCATTCAATGCTAAATCAACTCCAAAAGGACCAAGGGCTGATGAAGTAAGAATCGAAGGTTAGATTGGAGACGTGCGGCTTTTATGGATCAGAAGAAGTTAGATAGGCTAATTAAATTGATTAAACTAGCTAATCATAATCCTAATGATGGAGAAGCTAACTCTGCCGCTAGAGCGGCTGCTAGACTTCTTAGTGAAGATAATTATAGTTGGGTTGAAAAAGCTAAGCAGAATGGAGGTGTGCCACCTAAAACACAGCATGAAAAGACAATTAATTTATCTAAATATAAATACGATCCTACTATTGGGTTAACGAGTATTAATCTTACAGAGCAAGATATAAACTCTAGTCCAAAAATACGAGATTTAGTTTATAATTTAAAGAGAGAAATAGAAAAGATTGGTACATGGGCAGGAGTTCACCGTTCTGAAGAACCAGAATTCAAAAGTAAAAGATATTATAACCCATTTGCTACCGATTCAGATTTTGGATGGGATACTGGATTTGATTGGCAAGCATACAAAAGAGAATGGGAAGCTAAACGAAAAGAAACAGAGAAACAATATAAGCAAAGTAAAGCTCAAAACTGGACATGGGAAGGAGAACGTTCCGGATCTAAAGGGTTTAGAAAAGAATATAAACAGGTTTGTAGAATTTGCACAATTTGTGGAATAACAAGACTAACAGTAGACGAGACTACTCCTTATGTTTGTTATGAATGTAAGAGAAAAACTTAACGTCCAGAATAATGTTGTGTTCCTGTTAATCCAGTCATAGTTGGAATAGCTGTAGCTGCTGCAAGAGCAGGGTCTTCCTGTGCTAATTCAGTAATGTCTTTAGCTGCAATTGGGAAGACCCGCTCGTATAATGCTCTTTTCACTTCAAATGGTTTACCATCAAATTCTTTATTGCTCATCCAAGCCCAAATAAAAGAGCCAAGAGGTGATAGGCGATTAGTAAAAAATCTCTCGGCTACAGACTGTCTGCTCTGAGCACCAAATTTAGTACTGGTCAAATCATTTACTTTTCCGGATGTTGAAGAAGTAGACTGTCCAGCCAAAAGTTTCATTGCCGCTACCGGAAACTGCTGATATCCACCAAATAGATCAATTCGAGTATCTCCAATCCTAATCTTTCTAAAGTCAGCATTTGTTGGATCATTATTTACACTAGCTCCTCCTAGTCTAGCCATTTCGCCAACACCAAGTCCAAGACCAGCAATGGCAAACAGAGATTTAAGAGCTTGCTTTCTTAAAATAGGATCATAATTAGCATATTTAATTGGGTTAAGAACTCCATTCCATGTTCTAATCTGACCAGACATATTTTTTGGTGCAAAGAAAACATCGTTTAACACATTAATATTCTTCTCTAATTTCCACTTTCCAACATTAAGTGATCCTCTACCAGTTGCATTATTAATGAATTCAGCATACGCTTTAGCAATTGATAAATTTCTTTCCGGATCAAATCCTGCATTTTTAGCATCGTTCATCATAGAAACAAATTGATCTGATCTTAATTTATTGAGAAAAGCCGTGTGGGCGCGGCTAGATTTATCAATCCAACTACCAAACTTTTTGCCTAGTCCGCCAGTAAACATCTCTTCGTGTTCTGGCAATTGAAGTCCTACCTGTTCAGCTAGAGATTTAATCCTACCTCCAGTAGCTGAAGTACCAGGCTTAAAATATCCAGAAGGATGATTTATGATAGAATCATGTACAAGATCAGAAGCCTGTTTAGAACCCCAAGCCTTGAACATATCATCCCATGAAGTCCACCATGCTTTATTAAAGATAAATGCTTTACCTTGACGGCCTGGAGCAGAAAAGTCACCAGCCGTTAACATAGCTTTATTCAAATTTAAAATATTGCTAATTGGTCCTGGAGGTGGACTAGGAGGTGGAGGATTATTAGGAGGTCTAGGAGGTAGTCTTGGACCCATCGGAGGCTGTTTAGGCGGCTTAGGTCCGTATTGGCGAGGAATTCCAGCTGGAGTTAATGGAAGATTATTAATTGGTAGACTACCTTGATTAGTAGGTAGCTGACCAACAGAACTCCAAGGTTGATTAACAGGTCCAGGATTAGGACTAAAGATAGCTTGCAACTTAGGACTAACTGGTTGTTCGGTAGTTTGCTTTGGTCCTTCAGTAAGAATGATTCTTTTTCTTCCTGGTATCTTAGGTGGATTTTGAGGCGGAGCCTCAGTAGAAGATATAATCTCTCCAGTGTTAGGATCAACAAATTCTAATGTATTAGGATCAAATATTTGTTGTGGTTTGTTAACTTCAATATCAGGAGGTCTCTGAGTGCCTTCTTTAATAGGACCGGGATCTGGCCTACCAGCTTCAATTTCAGCATCTCTATATGCTTCATGGTCAGCCCATGCTCTCAAATCTGTTTTTGGGATATCATGATCAGCGTTAAATGGAATCTCAGGTTCTAAAATTTCAATTTTTGGTTCGGCAGCAGGAGTACTAGGCAATTCCTTCTTAATCTCAACAGAAGGAGCAAAATCCTTTTCAGCTTCAAAAGCACGATTTGCTGCTTGTTCTTCAGGAGTAGTATAGATATTATCTACACCATTCCTTCTAAGATAATCAATAATAGATTCATTCTCCTCAACAGGAAGAGGAGGTAATGGTCTTGTTAATTTTGTTTTGATCGGTATTTCAGCAGGTTCAAATGGAGGTCTAACAGGAATATCATTCACTGGAACTTCAGGAATCCTAACAATAGGAGAATGAACCATTCCAAGAGTACCAAGCCCAGCTTGAACAAGTCCTGATGCTTTACCCTTTAAATCAGGAGCATTAATTACATTACTTACACCTTCAGCAGCAACAGGGGCAGATGCCGCTCTGCTACCATAATTAAGAATTTTAGCAACAGTAGATAGTCCATGTTTAGCAGCCGTTGCCTCTAATCCTCCAAGTCCTAATGTAGCTAGATTAAATGGACTTGTCATATCAGACAGCAACTGACCAGCAAATTGAGTAGGAATAGACATAGGACCAGCAGGTAGTGAAGTTACACCATTCTTAGAAAGATAATCTGCTACTCTTACTGGCAGATTGGTGAGAGGTTCATTAGCTTTGTGCCAAAGATCCTTAGCAGATTCCCAGAATGATTTGTGCTTCTGTTCGGGAGGTTTGTTGAATTCATTAGGGTCAAATTCCTGAACAGCATACTCATCAGGGTTAAACGTAAGAGGCTTCTGAGGCATTCACTTCTTCTCTACGTAACCTTGACTTTTTGCTAGGCTCATTTGGCTCTTAGGAACCATTCTAGTACTCCTACCATCAGGAGTTACCATTTCAATCATATCACCAGTAGTGTTAGTTTGTAACTCCTGTTTTGGTGGTGGAGTCTGTTGAGGTTCTCGAATTGTACCTTTTTCAATAGTATTAACAATCTGTCTATATGTATTCTCATCAGGACCAGAAAAACGACCTGGTGTCTGAACTTCTACCATGCCGTTATTTGGGTTGATAGTAATCCAGCTTTTCCACTCAGGATGTTGTAAGATAGCTTGATTAGCTCTAATTTGACGAGCTTTAATTTCTTGAGTAGGTAGTCCAGAAGTAACACCAGCATCAGCAGATGGAGTTTGTTTAGTCTTTCTGACTTCATTACCTCTCTGTTCGATTTGTTTAGATTCAACATCAGCTCTCTCTTTAATCTGATTAGAGGTAATTCTACCTCTCTGATCAATTTGTCCAGATTCGATGTCACCTTTCTTATCAATTAATCTTTCGTTAATTACGCCCTGTTGAGTAAGACGTGACATGGCAGCGGCGTCTTTAAGTTGCTGTAAATCAATTTTACCTTCTTGTAGTAATTTAAGTTTTTCAGAATCAGTCATATTATGAAGAGATGCAAGATATTGTTTAGTTTCAGCATTCATAGTAGCAATTTTATTTTTCTCTGTATTATTTTGCTCAGTAATATCTAGTTTACGATTAGCTTGTTGTTCTGCAACATCTACTTTTCTTTCAGCATTAGCATTTTTCTGTTCATTATTCTTAGCTTGGAGTTCTAGTCTATCTCTTCCAAGATCAAGCATTCCCTGTTTATATGGATTGAGGTAATCCATAAATACAGTATTCATTTGAGGCTTGACAGGAGGATTTAAATTTTGCTGTAGACGCATGTTCCTATTTAAATTATTGAAATTAAGATCAGATTGAAATTTCATCATATCTTTCTCTTCATCAATACGCTTTCTACGCTTAAATTCTTGATAATTTAGAAAGTCATCAAGAGATGGCATAATAGATGGCTCTAGTCCGGTGGGAGCGGCAAATGAGTCGTTATCATAGAGTCCCATTATGCACCCCCGAAGATTTCCATTAATTTATAATAGTTATTCATTTTACCTTGATTAATTGAGTTTTGGAGTCCAGCATTTTTTATAGCAAAATCACCCATTAAAGCAGTATTTGCTGGAGTAGTACCATAGAGCCCTCTCATTCCTTCTAGAGCACTCAGTCTAGACCTAATTGGAAATTCAAATTCTGCAAGTTGAGTTTGCATCTTATCTAATCCGAATCTATTTTTCATCTCAGATGAACGAAGATTAAAATCGTTACGATTACTTTGTTCTCCGGCCGCTAAATTAGCAAACTGACCAGCAGACGCAAGTCTATTCGATGCTACACGCTGTGCAATTTCAGCATTAATATTAGTAGTTGCATCAGATAATTGGCTGCTCATGCTTCTGGCCATCTTAGCAGTAGCAGCGGCGAAGTTAGGACTATAACCACCTTGTAGTCGCTTTTGACGCGCTACATCTCTCTGAGCATTGCCATAAACAGCACGAATCGGACTAATAGCTCTTTCTCTAATGTCAGCAATTTGGCTAGGAGAATATCCACCAGTATCAGCAAATTCCTTCATTCTCCTAGTCGCATCACGATAGTCAGAAGTAGATTCATAAGCAGGAACTCCCATATCCGAATCTAATGTGATAGTTCCACCTCCATATCTACCACCTCTCAACTCATCATAAATATCTCTATACTTACCCATAATATCTGAGTAATCTCCACCTTGAGTACCAGCAGCAGACCCAAAATTATTATAGAATCCTTGACTCGGAGAAATACTCTTTCTTACAGTGCCAGGAAAAGATGAGTTTTTAGCGGCCACTAGGGTCTACTCCTTGCCCATACCAAAGAGCTAAATGTTCTCCAGGTCTATTATCAACATGAACAAATGTTAAGTATTTTCCAATACCTCTAATTTTTGCACCTTTTGCAATTTTACGAATAATAGCATAGAATCTGTTAATAGATAAGTGGGCAGGAGGTTTCAAATCTAATGCTCGTCCTTGAATATGTTGACTATTAGATACCCCACCTACTTTAGCATTATATGTAGGAGTTCTAAAAGCAGATAAAATAACAATTGGTTTATCATCACATGCAGCTCTAATAAATTCAAATGTTTTAGCCAACTGAACAGCTCGATCTTCTCTCCACTCTTTAGGATATGGAGTGCCATCTTTACAAGCTAATTCAGCCCAAGAAAGATGCTCAGATGGGCCATTCATTAGCCTGCAACTCCAATTTCTCCCTCACCCTGAAGGCTAAGAGAAGTATTTGCTGATGCTCCACCGACAAGGAAATCAGTAGAATCAAGTCGAACTCTTCCAAACCAATCAATGGCGTCATTAGCAGGAACTGACTTACCCTGCCAAACAAATTCAGTACCGGCAGCATTAGCACCAGTAGCACCTAGCCATAATGATACCGTTACTGCACCAGATGTCTTATTTACTGCTCTAAGGTGGGTTAGGATAATATATTGAGCAGACGAACCTGCGTTAGTTCCACCTGAAGCAGTAGGAGGATTAAGTAGGTTCGTAGTAGTTGTAGTTGTTAATGCAATCGGTCCGAACCTAAAAACCTTATTCTGCACAATTTCTCCTAGTCAGGTGTTCCACTGATAGTCCCTGCAAAATTAGGATCGTCTGCCTGAATTCGCTCAAATAACCATTTCTGCAAGGATTTACCTTGAAGTGTCATAAATTTACCTTGATTAATAAAACTTAAAGCATTATTAATTTGACTGGCACTAGCGGCATCGTTAGCTAATTTCTGATATGTATAAAACTCATTTTTATTTGAGACTAGAATAACTTTAATATATGGAGCATCTATGTCACAATCAAATCTTTTAATTCTCCAAGTAGTGGTTGAAGGATACGTGACTGGCGTAGCAAGAGTAAGTACTTCCATGTTAAAACTCGATTACAGACACGCTAAGATTTTTAGCCTGTCCAGTTCCACCAACAATTGCGGCAAGGCTGATATCAAACCAATAACCAGTTCCAGTAGTTAGTCCAGAGATAATTGCTTGGCAAGCAAATCCTTGTAAGTCTCCTGCTGTTGCTCTTTCTAAGACTGAAGAAACTATATTACCTACGGCGGTTCCAGTTAAAGCAGCTCCATTTGCAGGAGCGGCACCAGTTCCATATCTAATCTGTACTTTAGCTCCATCTCCAGCCGCTGCTGTGCTATTTGTTAAATTGCCACTAATAATAGCAAGTACCCTTCCGGTGTATAGGGGAGTGAGAGAATTAGCAACTCCAATACCCATCATTAATCCACTGGTATTTGTAGTTCCAGTGGGATCAGCAGGAGTAGCTTGGTATGACGGTGAGTTTGCGTTGATTACTCCAATTCCCATTATGTCACCTGTTCGATTTTATAGGTTGAATTTGCTAGCACACTACTAGTGCCACTTGCTACATGCTGTGCAAACTGTATAACTAAATTTCCAGCAGCGTTAACTACTATCGTCCCGCGAATAATACATCTACCATTTAAAGTTCCGACTTGACCAACAGGAGAATTTAGGGCTGTTTGTTTAGAAGTAATTGTAAATACATTGCTATCAATATCTAAATATTCTACTGTATAAATAATTGACGTTGCAGTAGCACCACCAATAACTGCAAATTTAGCACCACCTCCAGCACTAGCACTAACAAATAGACAAGCCTCAAATTTATAAGCCAGTCCAGCTTCAACATATAAAGATAGTCCAGTAACATCAGCTAATGTAGTATTAGTCTTATCAAATTGTGCAGAATTTCTAGCAAGTACTCCTGTTAATCTAACTCTATCAGCATTTTCATTGATAGCCATGAGTTGTGCAGTACCATTAATATCTCGTGTATAAATACCAGCAGTATTAGAACCCATTGTAGAAGGTTCTGTTCCCTGCAATAATACTAAACAGTTAGTTCCTGCACTTGGGACAGATAAAGTTCCTATTGCAAATCGTCCATTAGTTAAATCTCCATAAAATTTCTCACCAACTCCACTGGCATTACCGAGCCGGAAATTACCACCAGTAGCAATAATAAAGTCACCAGAAGGTAATGTAGTATAGTAACTATTGTTGTCTACACCGAAAAATCCTCTAAATACACCACCGAGGAGGAATCGAACTCCAGGTTTAGTAGCTGAATTGATATGAATAATTTCTGATGGTGCCGTTGCTCCTAATCCAATTCCCAAAAAACCATTTGCATAATCAAAAAGTATTTTAGTGGCATCTTCAGAGATTAAGCCAGTTCTTGAAAATAGAACAGCTTTATCGGTAAAAGGACCAGCTCCTAGCCCACTTAATGATCTAGGAATGGGAATTCCCGGATCATCATTTTGTTCTTCTACATAAATAGGAATAGTAGGGGTTACTCTTGATGCTCCAGTGGTGGATATTCCATAAATTCTAAATTTACCGCCTGCAAAAGTCCCCGATGAGAGAAAGAAACGTATAGCATTAATTGCAGTAGAAGGATTATAAACGTCCTGGTGGTCCGTACGATAGAAATGAGTATCATTATGTAAAAAATTAACATTGCCAATAAGAGACTTGCTACCAGCAGCATTGAGAGGATTAAATAATTGATACCATCCATTGAGCCCCCCACCAGTGGCTAAGGAATCAAGATTGCCACAAACTTCAAAAGATGTTCCTACCTCACTTCCAACTACTCCGTTTCCAGCAATAGTATTCATATATCGATATGAATACTTATAATTAGCTCCGCTATCGAATGTTGCTCCTCCATCAGTAGAAACACGCATTGAGCATGTTACATTATCAGTATTTGGCAATACATTTTCAAACATAATTAGATACTGATTATATAATGTTGTTATAGCTCCAATAAAATCTACATTTGTAGCACCAGTAGCATCAATCTCCTGTAGAAATACTAATTCGGTTAATCCAGCCGGTCCCATTGAACCACTAGGACCGGGAATAATTATAGGAGTTGGTTCATCTGTTTCTTGTAGAAATGCTAAAGGTATTCCATCTGCACCTCTAGCTCCAGCTACTCCTGCTGGCCCAGTAGGTCCGGGTATTCCTCCACCATCTCCACCGCCACCATCTTCAAGAGAAGATAAAAATTGTGTAATATTAGTAACTTCTTGATTACCAGAACTACCATGTAATGAATTGAGACTTCTCCCTTGCTCTGCCATTGCTTTAATCATCTGATCAAGCAACTGGTAGAGAGGATTATCCTTATTCTGTAACTGAGTACGCCTAAGTTGCGTCTCTAGTCGACTTACATCCATCATCTTGGATAATCCGTGAATAGCTGCTTTAAGAATAGAATAATTTTATTTACATTCATAAAATCATTTATTTGATCCATATAAACTCTCAAACAGATTTTTTGATCTATAAAATTAGCTAAGATAAATGGATTCTCATTATTTTTAGTGTGTAAAGTTAAATCAGCTAGTTCTTCAGTATTAATAGTATCTAATGATTGAAGAACTTGGTGTATAGATCCAGAACCAGTAATTCTGACTCTAACACCGGCACAATGCATAATATTTTCTTCCTTATCACCAAAAAAGGCTGTAACAAATAGTGGAGATGGTATAGCTACCTCTTGAGTTGTAGCAAAATCAGGATCAGTCCTATCGTATAGATTATCAACATGTGATTCTGTATCAAATGTATAGATTCCAGATAAATCAATATAGTTTACAGTAATTCTACCAATTGGAACTCGACCACCAAATGTAATTCCAGTAATATCTCCTTCACCTTCAACTTCATCTTCTGGATCATCATCTCTTGGAGGACGAAGTCGCACTTTAATTAATAGCTTAGTCCATATAATAACCCAAGGATCTTCTGGAACAACTTTAAATCCATTTAAATATACAGCATCAAGCTCTTCATCAATGTTAGGATCTGGATGAGTAAAGATGACTACATTGTCTGGTAAATTTAATGGGTCTGGAGACATGGTCCAGCCAGTAGGCTCAAACCATTCTACTTCCATCTCCCAGTTAAATGTTTCATCGTCAAGTGATGAAACCAAAGTCCATGTACCACCTACTGCTCCATTAGCAGCATAAGCAGCATTATTTCTAGAATCAATTGTATAGTAGACTGTAGTAAAGTTAGTAGTAAATTGAAGATAGGTACAATAACCTAACGGAAAATCACCATTAGGATTTTGAGTGAAATCATATTCAGCAAATATAATTCTACCACCAGGACCATGAGTATTAGTAGCGGCACCAGAATGAACTGTTTGACTAGTATTATAGTCAGCATAACTATCAGAACTATCAGTGACCCAATTAACACTTGGAGCTAATGCTGATGGATTATAGGCTCTTGGTTGATGAGTTATAGCCGCTATATAATCAGGTGGTCCACCGGCAGGTGGCGTATTCTCTGTAGCACTACAAGATAATGAATATGAAAGTTGATATCGAAGAGTAACTTTAGTGATTCTTGCAGTTGGTGAAACTGGGTTAATAACATTAGCATGATTAGCTGTAGCTTTCATGACATAACTAGTCATGTAAGTTTCAGCAAGTACATCCGGATTATTTTTAGTTTGGCTACCTACACCATGAACATTAAATCCAGTGCCGGAATCAACTACGTTAGTTAGAGAACCACTAAATCCTCTAACAATGCTTCCTAAATCTGCGGCTGAGTAAAATGTAGTAGGCATCAGAAGATGTCTGATCCGATGATATCTTCACTGATGTTTGTTACAGCCATTGTATTGATGGGTTGAGTAAATGTCCAAGGTTGCCATTGAATATCTTTAGGATTGAGACCGTTTTGGAAAAATCCAACCAGAAGATAACGATCTGGAAGAACAATGTAAATTCTCTTTTTAATTACATTATTAACAATCTGAAGTTTCCCGAACTGAGTCTTATCTAATGACTGCCAAAAATTATCAATTTTCCAGGTAAGTTCTGGTGACTGAAATCCACCAGTGAATAATGAAACGCCCTGATAAGTTCCAATAATTAAGAAATCAACGTTTTGTGTTGCGCTATTTAAAAATTGACTAATGGCGTGTGGCCTTGCTCCGAGTGCTGCATCTACTTCTACAGGAATCCAAGTAGAAGGATCATCGCCGTTATCTGCGAATGATACTGTACTATTTGGTCTGAACAAATAAAGAATGTCTCTAAATTCTGCTGCATTACTTACAGGAAAACCATTTGGTTGGTTCGCAAGTATTCCAGTAACCTGATTGATTGCTTCTGGCTCTCCTTCAGTTGAAACAAGAACAAGATTAAAATCATCATAAGTAGCACCTAATACTAAACGTCCACCATACGAAGTGAGAAATGCACCAGCAGGAATTTCACTATAATTATCAAATAAATAAGAAGCATCCTCAATCAAATCTGCATCATAAAATGAAACGTTATTTAAAAATGTTGTTGTGTTATCATTAATAGTGGCATTTGGAATAAAGAACAAATCGTATCCTTCAGTATCACCATTGTAGTTAGTAATCTTTTTGCTAGCTA